AGTAGCTAGTTTTAAAGATTGATAACCCACTGCAACATTTGATGCTCCTTCAGTATTTGTAAGCAGTGCTTCAGTTCCAAAAGCGGAGTTAGTACCACCTGTAGTATTTGCTGATAAAGCCATTCTACCAAAAGCACTATTATTAGCGCCTGTAGTGTTAGCATCTAAAGAATTTCCACCGACCGCAGTGTTATAGTCTCCAGTGGTGTTAACACCCATAGCAAAAATACCAACTGCTGTGTTACTAGCGCCCGTGGTGTTTGCGGTTAAAGCTGCATGACCAACTGCTGTGTTATTACTAGCTGTTGTATTAGCTGATAAAGCAGAACGTCCTAAAGCTACGTTAAAACTACCAGTTGTATTCGCATCTAAAGAGTTCCCACCGAAAGCATCATTACTTACACCTGTGGTGTTTAATAGCAGCGCATTAAAACCTACTGCTGTGTTTAAATCGCCTGTGGTGTTTGCGGTTAAAGCACTTGTGCCAACGGCGGTGTTATTATTAGCCGTAGTATTGGCGCTTAAAGCACTTGTCCCTACTGCTACGTTACTAGCGCCTGTGGTGTTTGCGTATAACGATGTGTTGCCTACAGCAGTATTAGAACCACCAGTGGTGTTACTAAGTAAAGCATTTTCTCCCAACCCTGTAAGGTAACTTGCTGTTGTATTAGCCGCTAATGAGCCTTTGCCTAAAGCAGAATTACCTGAACCTGTGGTGTTTGCGCCTAAAGCAAAATAACCTAGTGCTGTGTTGTTAGATGCTGTAGTATTTACATTTAAAGCCGCATAACCAACCGCAACGTTGGCGGCACCTGTGGTATTGACATCCATTGCATTAGAGCCAACTGCTGTATTAAAAGATGCCGTAGTATTACTATCTAATGCGCCTTTACCCACTGCCGTGTTGTGCGCCCCTGTGGTGTTTGACTGTAAAGCACTTGTACCTACTGCTGTGTTGTTAGCTGCTGTAGTGTTTGCGTATAAAGACTGATAACCAACTGCTGTGTTGTTGGAGGCTGTAGTATTATTTTGTAAAGAAGAACTACCTATAGCTACATTATAAGCACCTGTAGTATTTGTATATAAAGCACTTCTACCAAAAGCTTCATTATAAGTACCTGTTGTAATTCCTTGACCTGCTAGACCACCGATGAGGGTATTGTTTACGCCTGTGGTGATTGCAAAACCTGCGTGATAGCCCACAGCAGTGTTAAACATATCAGCCGCTGAACTAGGGTTTTGTGTAAATAAAGTATTGGTTCCAATAGCAGTAGATTTACTACCAACCGTATTTGCTCCTAATGAACCTATACCAACACCTACGTTATAATCAGCATCAGTAGTAGCATCACCAGACAAAGCACCAATAAATGTGTTTTGAACACCTGTGGTTACTGCGTATCCTGCACTATGTCCAACTGCTGTATTGTATGAATCAACATCACCTGCATTTTGTGCAGCAAGCGTAAAAGCACCTACAGCAGTGTTTCTACTTGCCGTGTCTTCAGTAACTAAAGCGCTGTAACCTATTGCGACATTTCTATCACCCGTAGTAATCGCAGTACCTGCTTCATCGCCTACGACAACATTATAATTACCACTACTTGCAATGCTGTTACCTGCGTTGACACCAAAGCGGACGTTAGAGGTTCCTAGCGTTGGGGTGGATAGAGAACCGTCTGAGGCTATAACAAACTTGCTAGCAAAACTTGCCCCTGCTGTTTGGAACACCAGCGCCCCTGCATCAACGCCTATAAAACCGGAAGTTCCGTCATCATCTTTAATCTGAATATATGCCGCGCCATCTGTTGCTTCAAATACAGCAACAGTTCCTGCGCCATTAACTTGCAATTCAGAGTTGGCTGTTAAAAGACCACCAACCGCCAGAGTACTTGCCATATCTACAGCGCCATCAATGTCCACGACATCAAGGTTAGTCGTACCGTCTACATCTATATCACCTGAGATGTCTAGGTTAGTAAAGACTGAAGTACCTGTGGCAGTAATTGTACCTGTGACATCTACATTGGCCTCAGGTTTCAACCCTATCTCAACAACAGCACCCGCTGCGTTCTCTGTGTACAGCCTTCCGTTTTCCGTGTCTACTGCCAGCTCACCTCTTACTATGTCGGAGGCTGCTGGTGCGTCTGACCCATATTTAGTTACAATTGTTGTAGCCATTGTTTAATTCCTTTAGTAAGTGCCGCCTGAAAGCGTACCTGTCGTCATGTTGTCTGCGTTTAGTGTTGAGTCACTCTGTAAAGCTGAGTCAGCAGTAGTACCCTGTGCTGCTGTAGCGTAGGCTGAAGAAGCAGTCGTAGCTACTGTGCCTAGGCCTAGTGTAGTCCTTGCTGTTGCTGCGTCTGCATCGTCAACTAAGGTTCCACCAAAAGCTGAAATTGCGGTCGATGCTACTGCGTCAGTAATGCCGTAGCCACTGAGTGTCGTAGGCTTACCCTGTAGTTCAGCAAAGGTTAGCCCGGAACTTGCGTCAACCCAAGCAGAGCCATCGTACACCCTCATTACGTCTGTGTTTGAATTGTAGTACAAAGCACCAGTAACTAGAGCATTGCCGTCGTTGTCCACAGTGGGGTCAGAAGTCTTACTGCCTAAGTACCTGTCGTCAAAAGAGTCTAGGGCTGCTGCTGCTGACGCTGCACTGCTTGCTGCTGATGTGGCGCTTGATGCAGCCGCTGTAGCAGAGCTGCCAGCATTGGTTGCAGAAGTTGCAGCATTGGTTGCTGATGTTGATGCCTCACTAGCTTTGGTTGTTGCTGTGGACTGACTTGAGGCCGCTGATGTTGCACTAGAGGCTGCTGCTGTTGCGCTTGACGCTGCCGCTGTTGCACTGGACGCTGCTTCAGACGCTTTAGTTGTTGCTGTAGAGGCGCTGCTGGTGGCACTGGTGGCACTAGAGGCTGCTTCAGACGCTTTAGTTGTCGCCGTAGAGGCACTACTGGTAGCACTGGTGGCACTAGAGGCTGCATTAGTTTCTGCCGTTTCTGCGTTAGTTTCTGCTGTTTCAGCATTAGTTTCCGCAGTTTCAGCAGCGGTTTTAGCTACTACTGCTGCCGCCTGAGCTGTCTCAGCAGCCGTCTTTGAAGTAGCTGCGGCAGTAGCTGAAGCAGCAGCGTCTGTGGCTGAACTAGCAGCTTCATTTGCTTTAGTTGAAGCAGTCGAGGCATCAGTGCCAACTTGGGACGCTACAGCGTCTGTAGTTGCGTCACCAGTACCTCCAGTACCTCTAAAGATACCCATAGACTGCTCCAGCTAAAGAAAACAATATAAGAAAAATAGGGGGCCTCGAAAGACCCCCATAGAGTTCATTACTACGCAGAAGGTACTGCGAGAACGAAACCAGCTTCAGGACGATACACCTGAACACCGTACAGGCAGTCAGCCGTGTACAGAGTTGACAAGTATTCCTGCTTGTACTGGGTTTGTGAACGTACTGACTGCTGCTCTGCAAGAACGATAGCGTCCTTGTGGAACAACATTGCCGCACGAGTGTCTACAGAAGCTGCACTGTTTTGAGCTGCAGTTTCGATAGTTGCACAGTTAGCAGAAACGTAAACGTCTACTCCGTACAAGTTACCAATAAGACCAGACTGAACTGCTTGGCCGCCTACGAAGTCAGAAGACACGTAACGGTCAATGCCCATGATGGCGTTTCGAGTAGCGGGTGGGATAATAAGTACACGGCTTTCCATTGGTACGTTATTGTCGTCCAGCTTTTGAATCATATCACGGAAAAAACGGTCAGTAAACTCGTCTCCGGCAACACCGTCAATAGTGTCGTCAGTGTACTGAGTTGTAGTGTTATTGGTGTTCATGAAGCAACCAGTGTGCTGGTAGTCTGTAGGAGCTACAGAAGCAGCAAACACAATGGAACCACCGTCGCCAAAACCAGTACCACAAGAGTGGAGGTCAGAGTCGATTTTAGTAGCCAGAGCGTAGCCAGCGTCTTCAGTGTAGAACTGTCGCAAGCTGTTTAGAGCTTGTACTTCTACGATGTCTTCAATGAGTCTTGAGTACTCAAAGTGTCTATCGATGTCAACAGTCAGTTCGCCTTCAGTGTTAGCAATGATAGTAACTGCAGTATCAGCAGCCTTAGCATTTGCGTCTCCACGTACTGGCTTAGGGATATGAAGCTTGTCACCTTTCTTGCCACTCATAGCGAGCTTCTTGACAAGTGGAGCCATCTTCAGGTTCTTCTGGTAAGCAGCAATAATCTCGTCACTCCAGATTTCTGGAATAAACGTAGCCGCTTCAGTCTTTGCAGTATTACCCGCTGCACCGGGATATGTAGCAGTAGCCATAAGTCTTAATCTCCTTTAGATTATTTGACTCGACCCTCGCTATAAGCTCTTAAAATCTCCTCAGATAAAGCTTGGTAACGCTCAGGGTCTGTTTTCATTAGTTTAATGATGTCGGCCCTACGATACACTTTCTTACGACTCCCTTCAGCACTGCCTCGTGCATTGCCTGTATTGGCTGCCTTAATCTGCTGCTTACGTGCTTGTTTCTCAACTTGCACTGTCTGCTGTGCTACTGTCTTACGCTCCTTCCAGAGTGAAAACAATTCGTCAGCAGCTTCCGCGTCATATTGTTGGTCAGCTTCTACAAACAACTTTGTCCTAACCTTTGAAGCTTGTATCCACTCAGCAAACTTAGGGTCCTTAAGGATGCCCTGCATGTCTGGATGCTTATTAGTAAGCGTTGCCAGAGATGACTGTTTTTTGTACTGAGCAGAGTACTCTTGAGCTTCTCTAATCTTAGGATGATTATCAATAGCACGATTAACGGCTGCTTGAGGGTCTGTAAAGTAGTCTATATCGTCTTCAGGCTCAACGTACTGTTGAGGTGCTGGTTGTGGTGATTGCGTTGAAATGTAATCGTCCACTACCTTACGAAGTTCTCCTACTTCAGAGGACTGACGACCTAAAAGCTTCTCAGCCTCTTGGTGCATCTGTACCACTTCTCCCAGAGACTTACCTTGGTACTTCTCCGGTACTGTAGGTTCTGATTGAGGTTGCTCAACTACTTCTTGTTCTTGGTGTTGAATCTCTTGTACTTCGTTTTCTATGGTTTCTTCTGCAATTTCCTCTTCAGGTTGCATGTCAACCATTGTCGCTTTAGACATAATTAAACTCCGTGAACTTTGTCATTATGGAGACTAGGGTTTTCTACCTGCTTGTTCGTGTTCTTTTACCCACTTCATGTGTCTACCGGGGAAGTCCCCAGTGTGTCCATCAAGTATAAAAGCCGGGGCAGACAGCATTTTTGTAGCACTAGCACCACACTCGCACCTACTGATTGAGGTACTAGAGTCTACAAATTTCTCATATACGTGTCCGTTGTCACAACGAAAGTCGTATACTTTAATCATCTACTTCTTCTTCCTCTTCTGCTTGTTCTCTGGCTACTGATATAGTATTCTCCAGATTAATCACAGAAGCTAAAGCGGCAACTTGGCCCTTTCTAAAGTAGAAGTCTTCAGTGTCCTTAACTGTCTGAATGTCAGCTAAAGATACTGCATTGGAGGAAAGCTCTTGAACGAGTTGTTTAAAACCTTCAGAATTGAAGAGTTCGTTGTAGTTGTCGAAGTAAGTTTCAAGCTCAGGCTTCATAGTTTTCCTTTGTTTATACTACAGTTATAGTATAGCATGTTTTTAGTTAAAAGTCAAGTATTATTTAGTAGCCCTTTTTCATAGGCTTCTTTTTCTTCTTCTTAGCTGCTGCTTTCTTAGCCGCTGTTTTACCTTCTTTGGTGTACGGGTACTTCACTCCTCCTACTTTTGGCATTACTTTTTCCTCTTCTTGGTTGGTTTAGCTGCTTGTTTAAAGGCTTTTGCGGTAGGTGCGCCTTTGGCACCTTTTTTACGCATCTTCTCTTTACTACCTGCTGCAATACGCTTACGTTTTGCATGGATATTGTCATATAGACCTGCCACTACCACTTCTCCTTGTTTGCCCAGTACGCTGCTGACATCTTACCTTTTGCAATATTTGCACCATGACGTGCTTTAAATGACTTGCGTCTGGCTTTATCTTTCTCAGATTTAGGGGCTTTACCCGCACCGCTGACTCCCTGTTGTCCAAAACGTATGGTTTTAATCTTGTCTCCCTCTTTAGCCACTACTACGTGTGACTTAGTAGGGTGGCTAGGAGTCCTCTTAGGCTTGTTGAACCCGCTTACTCCGGCCCTTTCCAGTCTTGGGTCCTTCTTCTTTGGCATTACTAAGCTCCTCTAGTTGGCGTTTCAAACCTGCTAACTCCTCCCAACGGGGCTGGAGAAACCTGTCTACTTGGGCCATCAGGCCTTGGAGTTCTTTGTCTGTCAACATTTTCTTTCCCTTTTACTTGTCGTTCTTTGAGAAGAGTGTCTGCTACGCGCATACGTCGTTCAAACTCTTTGTCTTCTTGGTCTCCTTCACGGAGGTTTCTAGTGATTGCATTAATACGGTCAATCTCCAGTTCCATAGGTACAGCCTGTGCTTCAGCAGCCAGCTTAGTAGCCCTAGCGGAAGACTCTTGAGCCTGTGCGCCTAGAGCTGCTGTCTGGGACTGCTGGAACTCAAGCTGTGCCTGTTGTGCTACCTGAGCCATCTGCTGTGCTTCTGGGTTAGGTTGCGACGCTTGCTGCATTGCTGCAATAAGTTCTTCACGGTTAGACAAGTTCATGTTGTCTATGATGGACTGTATTAGCGTATTGTACAACGGAGAGTCCTTCTCCATAGTCTGTAGTAGTTGTACTAGCTGTGTGACTTCGTATTCCCTAGCGATGATGCCTAAGCTGCTCGTAGCGTTAAACTTGTAGTCAGCCACTGGATAACTCTCAGGGTCAAACTGCATGTAACGGTAGGCTGCTTTCTTGACAAAAGGTATCAGGAAGGACTGTTGGAAGTTAATAAGTGTACGCTTATGACGCTTAATGATAGCGCCAAGAGACATACTAATACCAGCAGCCGTCGCTTCTCCATTGACTGAACCCGCAATACCTGCTGAATCCACAGCACCAGTAGCTTGTTGTACCATCTGCTGTAAAGCACTCGCCTGAGCAAAGGTAAT